GGCGCAGGCCAGCCGCTTGGCATTCTCACCGCCGACTCGACCGTATCCGTCGCAAAGGAAGGATCGCAGGTCGCGGACACCTTCATCGGCATCAACGCGATCAAGATGCTGTCGAGGCTTTACGCACCGTACCGCTCCACGGCGTACTGGCTGATGAATCAGGACGTTGAGCCGTACCTGTACCGACTCGCCGCGCCCGGCATCGACGCGATCGGATCTGAGACTGCCAACTGGGGCACGGGCATCTTTATGCCCGCCAGCGGCATCAACGGCGGCATCCCGTCGTTGCTCGGTCGCCCGATCATCTTCACGCAGCACTGTGCCGAGCTCGGCACGGTCGGGGATGTCATCCTCGGCTCGTTCGCGCGCGGCTACGGTGTTGCACTCCGGCAGAGCATGGAAGCGGCGACGTCGATCCACTTCTGGTTTGACCAGACGACGACGGCGTTCCGCTTCGTCATGCGTATGGATGGTCAGCCGTATCTGTCGGCTGCGATTTCCCCGAGGGCGGGGAGCAACACCATGTCCGCGTTCGTCACGTGCGCGTCTCGATAAGGAGATGATCAATGGGACATCAGGGACACCTCTCTGAGAACGTCAAGCTGATCTGGCAGCACATCGACCCTTCGACGAAGGACACGCGCGTCGCGGATTCCGTGTTGCAGGTCACGCAGTGCATCGACATCAGCGAGTACAACAATGTCATGTGCGTGCTGTTCCGCCTCGCCGGCACCGGCTCGATCCAGCAGGCCACGCTCTACGCGTGCACTGCGGTCAGCGGCACCGGCGCGACGGCAATCGTCAACAGCGGATCTACCGAAGCGACCGGCCTCATCGGCACGGCCGCCGGGTCCAATGCGACGAACGGGCAGCGCGGCGCAGGCATGATCGTTCTGGAGGCCACGGCCTCGCAGATCGACTCGGTGTTGGCGAATGCTGACTTCGTCACCGTCAAGGCGTCGTTCGCTACGGCGACCGACGAGCTTGGCGTGCTTTGGATTCTGTCGAACCCGCGATACGCTCAGTCTGGTCTGACCAGTACGGGTCGCGGTACGACGGCATGACCTCCAGGTCGGCCTCGCAGAAACGCGGGGCCGCCCTTTATGTCGGATAGTGTGCTGATCGTCGGGCGTGGACCTTCGGTGCGTGGCTTCACCGACTGGGATCGGTACGGCGACGTACTCGCCGTGTCATCCGGCGCGTTCGCCATCCCGCCAGATTCGCGTCCGCCGAAGCACTTCGTGACGATGGATTATCCGAAGTGGTTTTTCGCCGAGCTGCACGACCGCGAGGCGGCCCACGCCTGGCAGTGGGATCAACACGCACCGTGGCCGTTTTGGGCTGACGAGCGGATCATCAAGCATGTGCCAGAAGAGCGGGTGAATCGCGGCTACTACCGCGCGATGCCGCCGGAGATCTGGGATGTGATTCCGACCGAAGCGCAAGACGCTTTCAGGCGCGAGCTGATGGATCACATGCATCAGTTCTCGTTTCAACCGGGCTGGGGCGACTTCTCCAATGTCCGCGGGTGGCCTATGTTCATGAACCGGGCACCGAGCTACCGCGACGGCCCGCTCGGGATGAAGGGCGAGGGCGAGGACGGCGTGATCCGCAACTCGTGGTTCATGGCGGTGCAGATCGCCGCTCGGCTCGGGTATCGGCGCATGTACTTCATCGGCTGCGACTTCCTGGGCGACCATTACAAGCATTGCCGCGTACGGCTCGCGGCGTGGTATGATCTGGCGCGTCGATCGGGACTGGAATGGATCAACGTCGGCGCCGGCTCGGCGTTGGCGGAGCACGTTCCGACGATCGCTGCGGATCGCATCGAGGCGGAGGTAGCGTGATGTTGATGCGGCGGGTGATGGTGACGATGAACAGCGGCGGGAAGTGGATTCCGCCGAACGTGATGTGGTCGCACATGGCGGCGGCCTCGCGCTGGGGGGCGCAGTACGTGCAACTGACAGGCATGGGAAACGGCGACCCGTTCGTCATCAAGTCGCGCGCGCTGGCCGAGCTTGCCGATTCGTTCGCTGGCGTAGAGCAGGTCATGTGGATCGACGGCGATGTGCTGATCCGCCACGACTGCGAGAGCATCTTCGACCTCGTGCCGATCGACCACTTCGGCGGCGTGCCGAACTTCCAGGGCGACACGCACAACGGCATACCGCCGGTGAATCAGACGCGTCTCGCTCCTGGCATGATTACGCAGATCGTCGGTGCGATCCGCGGCCTCATCGAGAAGAACGCGGCGCGGTCCGGAGTCGAGGAGACACGGACGGGCGTGGTCGATGCGTACATGGACCGCGAGGCCGAACGCGGCTACCTGTCGCTGTCGATCTCTCAGCGTACGCATATCGGCCTGCTGTTTGAGCTGGAGCAGCGGTACGATCCGGAGACGTTCATCAACGGTGGGCTGTTCGTGTTCTCGCCTGCGCATCACGGCGGCATCTTCGACATCTTGAAGGGCACGACCGATCACATGGATGCGATCGACCCAGCCGACGAGCAAGGGCTTTTGAATGCGGCGATTCTGCTGTCGGAGGCTCCGCTGCAATTGCTCGATCGGACGTACAACCGAGTCGGCGAAGCGGCGTGGAAGTCCGGGCCGATGAGCGAGAAGGTGCAGCACCTGGCGCACTTTCGGTGGAACGGAACCGACACGCGGTTGTATACACCGCAGTTCGACGGCGACAAGACCGAGCTTCTACAAGCGATCGACTGGAGGCAGACGGCATGAGTACGTGGGTCGTCGTAGGTTCATCGCTGAGCGTGATCGAGCACGCTGATGCCGTGCTGGATGCGTTCATCGATGCGACGACGATCGCGGCCAATGCCGCCATCAAGCTGTTCGAGGGACGCAGCGGGCCGGACTACTTCATCGCAATCGACGAGTGCGCGGGCATAGAGCTTCAGCAGCACATCGAGGCAAAGGTGGCGCAGGGCACGCGCTTCATGAGCTACAGCAAGTCCAACCTCGTGAACAACATCCGGGGCATCGGGCGGTTGCCGGGCTTTGAAGTCAATACGCCGATGCCGTCGATCCTTCTGGACATGGGCCCGCTGACGACGACGTACGTTCCGGGCGAGATCGTCTTTGCGCAGTATTGCGGGCTTGCTGCGATGCAGTACGCGATCCGCGAGGGTGCGACGGAACTCGTCATCGTCGGCTGCGACGGGTATCCAGGCGACCGGCCGATGGTCGACTTTCCGGTCGTGACGTTCGACGGGAAGTGCGGCGACTCGATGGGGATGGTGCAGACGCGCACGGTCATCGAGCCGTTTATGCGGTCGATGGTGGCGCAGTGCCCGGATGTTGAGTTCGTTCAGTTCGGCCGGCCGTTGTATACAGTGGACGCGCCGAACTACACGGTTGCGTTGGAAATCGTCGGCGGGATGCCGGAGGCTGTCGCATGATCGACACGCCGTCCATCGTGCTGGCTGGCCGCGGGCCGTCGATCCTCACGGCGCAACTGCCCGAGGGCGTGCCGTTCTGTGCGGTGAGCAGCGGGGTGTTCTGCTGCCATCGCAAGCCTGCCCACTTCGTCACGATGGACCTGCCGAAGTACTTCACCGGCAAGGTGCGACTACCGGAAGATCACTACTGGTCGAACGATCCGAAGTGCCATTGGTGGCCCTTCCTCAACGATCCGGCCGTTGCGAAGCACGTGCCGGAAGGCATCTACCGCGCGGGCTGGGATAAGAAGGGCGTGCCGCCTGGGAAACATAAGACCGTCGATATCGAGGACATTATGATCCTGCTCGGCGGCGTGAAGAAGCGGCCGGACCTGCTCGGCTGGCAACCCGGCTGGGCGGACTTCCGCAACGTCGCGGCCCATCCGTGGGATCTGAAGCACCCGCCGAACTTCGGGCCGGACGGCCCGATGGGCACCGGCGGTGAGGCGGTGGCGAAGTCGGTGACGTTCGCGGTTCAACTGATGGCGCGGCTCGGATATCGCCGGATGTACTTCGCGGGCATCGACATGCACACGCGCAACCTGAAGCGAGCGTCGGACCTGATGCGGTCGTGGCTCCCGCTGGCGGAGGCGGCCGGCGTGGAGTGGATCAACCTCGCGCCTCAGTCGCGCTTGGCGGACTGGATGCCGACGGTCGGCAGAGAGGTACTCGTGGCATGAGCGATCTATCGGCGGTACAACTCGCTGATCTCGTGGCGAAGGCCAAGCTCACGATGCGGCTCGGTGATGACGATCAGGATCTTCGCGCTGATGCGTTCGCCATCTACCACGACCAGGGCGACAGCGCGAGCGCTGCGACGGTCCAGATGGAAAGTGGTACGCTTACGCTCGTCGTTACTGATGGAACCGACGCCGGCACGTACACCTACGACACGAGCGGCACGGCCTACGACACGCTGAGCGAGCTGGTGGATGCGATCAACACGGCCGACAAGGGCTTCGTGGCGACGCTGCTGGGCGACGGCGATGCAGACTCCGCGCTGCTCTACCGGCTCGCATCGACGAGCTGCTACGGCCAGAGCAACGAGCAGACCCTGGAGATGGAGAATCAGGAACTGCTGGAGCTCGCCATCGGCCACGTTTGGGCGGCGCTGGAGACGACGATCGGATACGGGCTGCTGAGCACGTCGTATACCGAGCTCGCGCCGTTGCCGTCCGGTGCATGCAATCTGATCCTGCGGCATCCGCAGGTCTCGGCGGTGACGATGGTCGCGCTCGAAACGGAAGCAGGACTCCGGGCCAAGTACACGGGAACGGGTACGCACGCGCGGATCGACGTCACGGCTACGGCCGTGGTCTGTACGTCGAGGGCCGGCGGGACGACGACAACCAATACGCTCGCGTTCGCCGACTACGCCACGACGACGCTCATGGCGGAGGCGATCAACGCCTTGTCGGGCTGGACATCAACGGTCGTAAACTCGCGGCCCTCGGCGTACCTTGTTCGGATCGGATCTCAGAGCGCGAAGGACCGGGAACTGACGCTGGAGGTGTGGAGCGACTACACCGGCGACTATTCGGTGGACTACGAGGCCGGCGTGATCGACTTCGATGGTCCGATCATCAGCGATGTGCGGGGCTGGTCGCTGGTGGCCTACACCGCGGGCCTGAGCGCGATCCCGACCGACATCGAGTCGATGGTGCTGCGGGTGCTCAAGGCGGCGTGGGACGAGTCGAAGCGCGACGGCGGACTGGCCGAGGAACGGCTGGGCGACTACGCGTACAAGATCGGCCAGCGGGCGGACTTCACGCCGCACGAGACGGTCATCGGCCACTACCGGAGGTACCTGGCATGAGCGTGGCCAGTCTCGCAAATCGACGGGTGACGATCCAGCGAGCGACCTCTTCGAAGGACGCTGGCGGCGGCGACGTGAAGACGTGGGCCGACCAGTTCCGCGTCCGGCTCCGAATCCAGCCGCTGAGCGGTGCCGACAGGATTCGCCACAGCCGCCCAGAAGCCGCTGTGACGCACAAGGCGTACGCGGACGGCTCGCCCGACATCCGGGCCGGGGATTGCTTCACGGTGGACGGACACACGCTCTACGTGCGGCTGGTGCGGGACGTGGACCGGCTCGGCCGATATACGATCCTTGAGTGTGAGCAAGGGGACGACTGACGTGGCAAAGCGGATCAATGGCTCTGGATTCTCGATCACCGACCGGACGGCCGAGTTCATGGCCGTGGCGGAGACTGCGGTCGAGGAGGCCATTACCCGGGGTACGATCCGCGTGCAGGCCGAGGCCGTACGCCTTGTCGGCCAGTTCTCAGGTCCGCCGCTCGGGTCGCCGTCGGCGCCGGGCGAGCCGCCCCACGTGCGAACCGGCACGCTGCGGCGGAGCATCGGATTCGAGACGTTCCGAATCGGACGCATGTTCGTCGGCAGGGTTGGAACGAATCTGAAGTATGGACGCTGGCTGGAGGAGGGCACGTCGAGGATGGCGCCGCGGCCATACCTGAGGCCGGCGCTCGATTCGCAGCGGAACCGGATCGTCGAGGAGATCGAGGCGGCTGGGGGTGACATGGAATGACCGTTTCCACCGCCGAGATAACGGACGGCATCTACAGCCGCCTCACCGGCGACTCGACGTTCAACACGGCGATCGGCGGCGGCGCGACGACGGCCGGGCGGCTGCACTACGCGATCGCTCCGCGCGACCCGACGACGCCGTTCGTCACGTACAACGTCATCGGCGGCGCGCCGATTCGGACGATGGCGGATGACGGATACGAACTGCGTGTGCAGTTCTCGGTCTACGGCGGTCGCGCCGCAGGCCCTCGCGCCGTGCAGGCGGTAATGGATCTGCTGCGCGCGCGCCTCGATGTCGTGCGCTTCACGATCGCCAACCACGCGAACCTTCCGGCACTGGAGCAGATGCCCCGCGGGCCGATGCTCGACGGGGATACCGACGACGCACTCTGGGTCATGTATACGGACTATCTCATCACCTGCTACGATAGCTGATTGAACTCGACAACCTGGGGCACCTCGGCGTCGGCGGCGCAACCGGCATTGAGCGGGCCAGACGAATACACGGCAAGGCGGAGCCGCCTCTTCGCTTTGCCGTTTTCGTTTGGCCCAGCCCCTTTTAGGAGATTCGACAATGGCTGCAACAAAAACTGTCAGCGGCAAGGACGCGGGGATCACGTTCGCTGGCGGCTACGTCGTAAAGTGTTCGGCGTGGACCGTCTGGTACGAATGCGAGGAAGTGGACAACAGCGGACTCGGTGACGACTGGGAAGAGGTGCTCGGCGGCATCAAGCGCTGGGGCGGGACGTTCACGTGCAACATGAACAGCGCCAGCCTGTCCACGCTCTCGAACCTCGCAGTCGGTGCCGCGGTGAGCACGGCCGACTTCATCTTCGACGCCACGGCGACGACCGACGGCAAGCTGAGCGGCACGATTCTCGTGCAGCGGTGCGAGGTCGCGGCGACGACGAACAGCGGTCGGCCGATCGCACTGACCTTCACCTTCCGCGGCAGCGGCGAGCTGTCGATGACGGCGGCCGCGTGATAAGGAGCACGACATGGATGGCGGAATCCAGAGCGCACCCCTTGCGCCAATCGAGATTGAGCTGGCCGACGGCAATACGTACCGGCTGACGAAGATCGGCCTCGATGCGTGGTGCGACTTCTGCACATGGATCAATCGGCAACTCGGCCGCAATCTAGGCGAAGCGGTCGGGCTCGATGAGATGTTGCGACATGCCACGACACTTCAAGGTATGCGGTGGATGTTGCATCGATCGCTTATCACGCATCAGCCAGAAGTGGCGCTTGAGACTGTCGGGTTACTGTTCGGCAGCATGGATGCAATGACCGTAGCATTCGAGACGGTTGCCGATCTGCCCGAACAGGATCAGGATGCGGACGTAGGCTCGGACCCTCCGAAGCAGCCGAGCCCCGAGTGAACTGGACGGAACTCTGCATGATGGTCGCACTCGTTACGCACACCCCGGAGCCGACTGTATGGCGCTACACGATGCGTCAGATCATGGAGCGGGTGAGGGCGCTTCCGGCCCTCATGCCGCTCATCAATCCGTTCGCGGCGGGCGACGAATCCGAGAAGCAGAAGCCGCTGACTGATCCGGACGCGATCCGAATGACGATGCGCATGATCGGCGTCAAATCCCGGTGAAAGGCTGACTGATGCCGACGATTGCCGAAGCCTATGTCGATATCGGGGCGAAGCTGGACAACCTGCGCAGCGGGCTCGATCGCTCGATGTCGATGGTGCGCGGCACGATGTCGAAGATGGGCGGGCTGTTCGTCTCTGGATTCGGCAGCGCCATCACGTCGGCGATGCGCGTCGTTCGCAGCGTCCTGTCGAACATGCTCAGCTTTGCGATTCGATGGGCCAGGCGCCTGTCGCTCGCGATCGCCGCTGGCCTTGGCATTTCCATCAAGCTCGCGTCAGATGCCGAGCAGACCTTCAGCAAGTTCAGGCTGGTCATGGGCGACGCGGCCGACGAGGCTGAACGGTTTGCAAAGGCAGTCGGGAGTGAGGTCGGGCGGTCGGTTATCGACATCGCGGAAGGGCTGTCCACGTTCCAATCGTTCTTCGTCGGCATGGGTTTCGCATCCGGCGATGCGCTGAAGATGTCGAAGGTGCTCACGCGCCTGTCGATCGACTTCGCCAGCTTCAACAACATCTCCGACAGTGAGGCGCTTCAGCGCTTCATCGCAGCGCTATCCGGCTCGGGCGAAGTGCTCGACCGCTTCGGCATCAACATCAAGTCGGCGGCGCTCGATCAGGAACTGCTCGCTCGCGGATTCCCGAAGGTGACGCAGGGTGCGACAGAGCAGCAGAAGGCCGTTGCACGGCTCGGCATCATCTACCGCGCGATGGGCGATCAGGGCGCACTCGGCAACGCCGCTGAGACAGCCGACGAGTTTGCAAACAAGCTCAAGCGGCTTCGGGGCGAGTTGAAGGATCTCGCGGTCGATATCGGCAAACGCTTCCTCGGCGGTTCCGGCGGCATCATCGATCTGCTTATCCGCGGCATCCAGTACCTGCGCGACCATCTCGACGCGATCTTTCAGTTTTTCGGTCGCCTGATCGATTGGGTCATCCAGAAGGTGCAGAGCCTGCTCGACTGGCTGCGCAAGCTGTCGATGTTCGACGAGTACGAAGGCACGTTCTTTCAGAAGTTCGGTGCCGCAGCGGAAACCGCGGCCATCAAGATGAAGTTCGTCATGCTCGGCGCGTGGGATGATGTCATGGCGGAGATGAACCGCGCCGCGATCGAGCAGATGCCGAACATCATGCAGATGCGGCGCGAGGGTGTCTGGAAATGGGCGACGACCTACGAAGCGACGCCTGAGGACTTCATGCGGCGGCAAGTCGATCAACCGCTGGCGGAACTGCGCAAGCTGCGACAGCAACAGCTCGAAGGTGAGCTGATGGGCGTACGGCTGCGGAACCGGCTGGACATCGCGCGATCCGGCGGAGCGGGTGCTGGACAGCCCGGGGTCATGCCACCAGCGCGACCATCGCTGCCGGCCCTGGAGTTCCCGACGATTTCGATGCCGGAGCGTGCAGCCGACATCGGCAAGCAGATCGCCAAAGGCATCATCGACACGATCTCGACGGCGACCGGGGCGTTCAAGTACGGCCAGCAGGACCGACAGATGCGGCTGCTGGAGACGGTTGCCCGGAAGGCTGACGAACAGGTGGCCGCGACGAATCGCGTACGGCAGGCGGTGGAGGCGCTGAGCACATGACGCTGATCGCCACAGAACGACCGGCGGAACGACGGATCACCGAATCCGGCGGCAAACGTACCGGGCTCCGCGTGTTCCGGGTGCGCGACGATGCGGGTGCCGTCGTCACCGAGACCGAGGCCGCTGCCCATCCCGACATCCCGGTACGCGGCACGGTCTACCCTTCGGATAACACGCTTCGCGCCACCGACAAGTCGGTCGAGCAGGTCAAGGGCGCTGTCTACGTCTTCGATGTTACGATCCTGCACGAGCAGATCCCGCCGCTGCCATCGGCTGAACAGGAGCAGGAGCCCGAGCCGGGCGAGATTGGCTACACAGAAATCAGCACGTCAGTACGCACCGAGTTCGTCGATGCGTGGCGCCGATTCGCGTCGCCGTCGCTCGGCCTGGTGCCCGACCTTCACCCGTACGGGCTCCAGGCGGAGACCGACATCGGGGGCGTGCCGATCGATTCGCGCGGTGAGCCTGTCAGCGTACTGAACATCATCCAGGTGGCGACGATCGAAGTAACGGTCGGATTCCCGCCGAACAACGCGCTGATTCGCTCGATCGCAGGTCGCCGCAACTTCAAACCGTACCTCGGGGCGGCGGCTGGCTTCCTGCTGTACGTCGGTGCCGAATCCACGCGCATCGGTCAGAACCGATGGACCGTTGCGCACGAGTTCTGGTACGACTCGTATGCTCACCTGCGGCAGATCGTCGCGCGGTGGGAGGACGGCAGCCCGAAGGTCGGCGACGTCACAGATCCGTGGGGGATCAAGACGTACTCGGAAAAGGGCACGCCGGTCTATTGGGTGCAGCCGTACGTGCAGACGAAAGACTTCAACTTGCTCGGATTGAGGATCACCTGATGGCAGTCGCAGTCTATCAAAACAACTCCGGTGATTGGGACGATGCCGACAACTGGTCCGGCGGCTCCGGCGCTGACGGCAAGCCTGCCAACGATGACGACGTGCTGATCGCATCGGGTACGTACGATTTGGATACGAATGTGACGACCGGCCTGACCGGCCTGCGCGTGTTCATCGGGCCAGGGTACACCGGCAGCTTCGGCACATCGTCGGCGTACGTCGATCTCGATGGCTCGATCGTGCAGTTCCGCGGCAGCGGTGATTGCTACCTCACCGGGACGATCACCACGGTCGAGATCTATCAGCTTCTCGCGGGCAAGCAATTCGCGCTCAAGGGCAACGCGAGCACAGCCGTCGGCGCGCTGTGGATTCTGAACGCTGACGGTGATGTCGATGTCTACGGAAGCGCGGACCTCGACGAACTGTACGTCTACGGCACGAGCACTCCGACGGTCACGATCGCGGCATCCGTGACCGGCCTGGACACGATCTACATGGAGACCGGCGACGTCACGACGTCGAGCTCGGTCGCCACGGCCAGCGCCCGCCAACTCGTTGTCGTTCGAGGCGGGCTGCTCACGGTGGATGGTGCCGCCGAGCTCGATTACGTCATCGTCGGCGGCGGCGGGGTTGTGGCGTGGAACAGCAGCGGCAAGATCGACGAACTGCTGCTAATCGAGAAGGACGGGTACTTCGACGGGCGATCGAATCAGAACTCCGGCGTCGTCATTGATGCTGACATTCTCTGCCCGGGCGGCACGCTGGATCTTCGCAACGGCATCATCGGCTGGACGCTCAGCGACCACACGAACAAGGGCGGCCGGTACTACGAACCTCTCGGCGTGTAGCGCATGAAGCTCCCTCGCATCAGACACGGCATCGGCATCTTGTCCGCGGCGCTCATCAACGGGATCAGCGCCGCGATCGAGTCGGTGCACGGCCGCGTCGAAGCGCTGGAGAAGGTAGAGAAGGCGCGTCGCCATCCGGTGACAAAGCGAATCATCGTGAAGATCACCGATGCGCAGCTCAGCGGCAGCATCTACGAGCACTCATGGGTCGAACAGATCTGGGATGATTCCGCCGACGAGTTCATTGACAAAACGGGCGGGTTGACATCGACGACCGGAACGGACGACTTCGCCCAGCCGGCATACCAGTCTGACGGCGGGCGGTGCGAGGGCCAGCCGGTCATCCTGATGAACTACTCGCAAGGCGACGAAGCCGATCTTGTGCGGTGGTTCGAGCCGGTATGCTACGGCCGCGTCGTCGCGGGCAAGATCACGAGCAACAACGGCGGAGGGTCAAACACGACGTACGATGCCGAGGCCGTGAACGACAGCGAGTTGTCAGTGACTGGCGCGACGCCGGTCAACCGGATCGTTTCCACGGCGGACATCAACTGGGCCGCTGCGGCGGTCGATGATCTCTGTCTGTTTCTGGTGGCAGCCGACGGCACGGTGAGCCTGTGGGTCGCGGAGACGGCTTCAGTTGACGAGTGCGACGACGACAATGTGAGCAGCGCGGAGGCGTTCACGACCGACAACTCGATCGTGCGCGTCAACGGTGCTGGCCGCGTCGTGCAGCAGTCGGGTGTGACGATTGACGATAGCGACAATCTGGCGGGCATCAACGATGCAGACGTGGGGGGCACGCTATCGGTAGACACGATGACCGAGTCCACCGCGGACGCGGGCATTACAGCCGAGAGCGTGGGATTGAAGGACGGGAATGCCAGTCTCGGTGACGGCAAAGGTCTGTTGTTGGGCGATGATGAAGATGGCAGGATATACGAGTCCGGTGGCAACCTCGTTATTGAGCAGGCGACCGACGCGAAAGACATCATTCTCGCCCTTGGATCAGGGGACCCACAGTGGGAGATCACCTTCGACGAGAGTGCCAAGCAGATCGTCAGTTCATCCGGAGAGTTCGACTTCGACGATGACGATGTACTGACGAGTGGCATCGTGCAGGGCAAGACGGGCGCGTTCTTCGCGTACCGCAACGCGGCGCTGACGCTGGTGAACGGCGCAAACACCACGCTCGATTGCGACACCGAGGTGTTTGACTCCGAAGGCTGGTTCAATACGACCACGCATCGCTATACGCCGCTGATCGAGGGCTACTACTACATCGTTGCGTGCGTCGGCATCGTTAGTCTGAATAACGCGAAGCGGCTTGTCGCCGTCATCGAAAAGAACGGCGTGCAATACGCTACGCCGTACGGAATCTCGACCGGCGTGTCCACGTACCACTATGCCGCAGCTCCGGCGCTGGTCTACATGAACGGCAGCACCGACTATCTGGAGCCGACCGGGTATCACAACAACGGCTCGGACCGCTCGGCGGTGGTGGGGACGAGCCCGTACGTGACGTATATGTTTGGATGGCTTGCGAGGGCTGCGTGATGAGCAAGTGCGACGATTGCCTATTCCGACACGAACGAGACGATGGCGCGTTCATCTGCCTGGATGCGGAGGCGTGTAAAGAAGCGCGGGACGCGGCGACGGCACCGTTGCGCGCGCAGCTTGCCGAGGCGCAGGCCGCCGAGCGAACGCGGCGCGAAGCGGCGAAGGCCGAGGAGGAGCGTCGCCATCAGGAAGCGATCACCGCCGAGCGCGCGCGGCAGGCGGAGGCGGCGCAGGCGGAAGCCGACGCGATTGCAGCCTACGAGGCGGCGATTGCACCGTTGCAGGATGAGATTGCCGCGCCGTTTCAGTACGAGCCGCCGGATGATCTCGAGGAGTGCGATTTCTGGCAGGCGTGGCGCGAGCAGCCGGAGGTTCGTGTCGCGCGCCTGGAGGCGGAGCTGGCCGAGTTGCAGGAAAGCGAGGAGCAGCGTATTGCCCGGATGGTCGATGCGCGTGTCGCGGCGGCGCTCGCGGCTCGCGTGCCCCCGACTTCCGGGGGTGGGGGTGGCTGATGCCGGGCAACTTCAAGCGGCTATCGGGACAAAGCGACTTCCTCGTCACGGGCAGCGGCGCGTTCTGCGATACGTGCTGCGAAACGAACGAGTGGTATCGGTTCGACAAGTGTCCAACTGATCCGGGGTCACCGCCGTCGAACACGATCTACATACCGCGCGAGTTGGGCGACTATCCCGACAATTGGGTTATCGTCGTCGATGGCGTGTGCTTCTACGAGATCCACGTCGTCGATGCGCTGCCAGCGGGCGCGACGGTCGTGTATGGCTATGACGCCGAGTACGATTCATGCCGCGATTGCGTGGAAGAACCAGACCCGATGATCGAGGAATGCGATTGCGATGGTTGCCCGACAGCGTATTGGGTTGAGATCAGCGATGCGGAATTCGAGTGCCCCGGGCCGCCCGCCTGCACGTACGGGCCGTTCAGCGACACAGTGGTCGTCGAACTGATCCAGACCGGACCACCGATATGCACGTACGAGTTCGAGGAAGATGACCCGCCATCTGCGGAGGACTACACGTCGCTCGTCTGGCTATCGTGCTATCTCAAAGGATCGGCGTTCGTGTGGGATTGCATGTACGAATGGACGCAGTACGATCCGCCGAGTTGTAGCTTCCCGATCGCGCCGAACTTCGAAGTGTCGCCCGCGATCACACAATGCCCGCCGACACAGCCATACCCATACGTCGCCGGATCGGCTGGCACATGTACGTACGTTAGCGGAACGCTTCGCGTGTACTGATGGTCAAGATTCCGTGCCGACATTGGGTGTATCAGGAAGCGTTGCACGCGTGCGGCGCTGGCGTGTGCGCGCTGAAGCTGTTCGGCGGTCGCCCATCGTTCGGCGTGTGTCTAAAGGCATGCGATCGGCTGGACATCGACAGCGAAACGCGAGCCGAGTTGATCGAGCAGGTACGCGGGCAAGCGCTGCCGTTGGATGTCCCGTGGTTGGTTCAGCGGATGAGGACGTGCGGCGCGTGCGACAAGTCTGACTGCCCGGCCAAGCGACTCAGCCGGTGTCACCTTCAGCGCTGGCTTGCCAAGCCGGACGCGTGCTGTCCCGACGATCCGCCGCGATGGCGGCCGGTCAATCCGGCTTCGGGACCGGATCAATCGGACGCTGCCTGACGCTGGCGATGCCCGTGTAGCGGTTGAAGTACACGAGGCGGCCTGTGTCGCGGATGATCCCGCGACGGAAGTAAAGGCTGCCGACATCGGTGGAGCCGATAAGTTCCTCATAACCGACATCGGTCGCCCAATCCTCGGTCGCCCGCTCCGCAGCGTCGACGCGGTCGTAGATCGCCAGCGACGACGCGATCGTGACAAGCACTTCCTCGCCGTCGTAGAGCTGGACGAAGAGATCGGCGGCACTCGCCACCGGCAGATCGCGCGGGATGTATTCGATGCCTCGGAAGCTCTGACGCACGTCCTGAGGGCCTCGCGGGTTCCAGTCGACCCATGCGCCCATCGTGTCGCTGGCGGAGTTGCGGCTGAGCGTGGCCCCGTCGGGGCCGTACATGATGGCGAGGACGACGCCCCGACGCTCGCCCTGAATCGGCAGCGTGCCGGCCTCGGCGAGGTTGATCTGCGTCAACCACGTGAAGTCGGCGTCGTAGTTGCCGCCGATATCATGGTAGTTGGGGGTGGCTATCCCGATGCCTGCCGGAAGCTTGATGGCGCGTAATGTCGGGACCGGAACGAAGCGGTCGGCAGTCCGCCAGATCGAATCGTAGCGCTCGGTTTCGGCGTGCTGGCAGATGACGGCCTCGATGTACTGCTCATCATCATCCAGGCGGGGCCTGAACGCCACGAGGGCGAGATCGTTGGACTTCATCGCGTGTGCCCGGGCGTGGTCAAGCGTGGATGAGATCGTATTCACCGCGAGCGCCATCCGGCTGCTGTCGCTGATCGCGCGTACGCTTGTGACAGTCAGCGTTGCGAGCACGGCGATGATCGCCATGACGACGAGCAGCTCAATCAGCGTGAAGCCGCGGCGCCGATTCCAGATCGCCGGGCGGCGTGCGCCGAACAGATGTACGTCGAACCGTGACCGGCCGAGCCATAGGCCGAACGCCAGCACGGCCAGGAAGAATGCGAGTGCGTAGATCATCGTCCACCTCTCGTCCGAAGTTCGATGTCGAGGATGTCCAGAATCACGCCGAGCCGCAGCGTCGTCGTGTCCTGCCGGCCGGCGAGGAACTTGAGGATCGTCTGCCGGTTCGCTACGCCGCTCTGATGTACCTGCTCGGCGAGCCAGTAGTGCGAACGCTGGAGCTTGTCGAGTCGGTCCTGTATCGCTTCGCGGATGTTCATGTCTGCTGCTCCTTTGCGTCGCCAAGCACCTCGAACCACTGGCACCGGTACTTGGTTCCGGCCTTGTGGATGCACTCTGGTCTGGTTCGTACTCGGATCATCGGGACTTCCCCAGAGAAGCCGATCGCATCCTTCAGCGTGGGCCACAGATACAGGCCTGGATGGCATTCGGTATCGGCGATCGAGAACCAATCGGCCGAGTAAAAGCGGCCATCGCGGTACTTGTCAATGTGGCCGGCCTGCCGAGTGCGGTAGCCGATAACGCATTCACCATCCCTGGTAAATTCATCGGCCTCGCCGTTTGGCGCTGCGTCTGGATCAAGGACAGTACCGTACAGGTCCGCGTCGCACAGGTTTGCGCCGTACAGGTCCGCGTCGCACAGGTCCGCGCCGCGCAGGTCCGCGCCGCGCAGGTCCGCGCCGCCCAGGTTCGCGCCGCCCAGGTTCGCGCCGCGCAGGTTCGCGCCGCGCAGGTTCGCGCCGTACAGGTTCGCGCCGTACAGGTTCGCGCCGTACAGGTTCGCGCCGCACAGGTTCGCGCCGCGCAGGTCCGCGCGGCTACCACCAGTGCCCGCGAGCCACACCGCATGTTTGGCTAGAATGTCTGCCAACTCTGCTGCGTTCATGTCTGGGCCTCCTCTGGGTGTTTGTGAATCCCGCCCCAGCGCCTGTCGGCGGCGGGGCGAGGGGGTTAGTCGGTGGACTCGTGCGGTACGGGGTGCGTGGCGGCCCAAAGCGCCCCGCGCCCCTTCTCGGTGATGTCGAGCCAGGTCGTTCGACGGTTTATGCGGATGTAGCCCGCGCCAAGTAATTGGAGGTATTCTTCCTCAGTGGCGCGTGACGTGCAGGCGTTGTCACGCACGCACCTGAGTTGTTGGGCCAGCCGTTCGGTCGAGCCTGTCCATTTGTCGTATCGCTTGCTCATCCCTCACCCCCTTCCGTGGCTGCGGCGATGGCGGCGGCTGCTCGTTCTGCTCTGGTAGTCATGTCGGTTCCTCTCTGATTGCTCGCTCTGCAATCGCGGCGAGATCTATGCTGTCGTCTGCGTAGGCGGCGTGGATACCGACGTGGGCGGCGAGGCGGGAGGCGGAGGCGCGGGCGGCGGAGTCGGCGAAGTAGGCGGCGTGGGCGGCGGAGACGTAGGCGTGGGTGGCGGAGCGGGCGGCGTGGGCGGCGGAGCGGGCGGCGTGGGCGGCGGAGACGTAGGCGGCGGAGACGTAGGCGGCGGAGTCGGCGGCGTGGGCGGCTTCGGCAGACCGATCTTCGCCCGATAGCCACCTGTCGGCCCACTTATTCCACTCCTCTTCGTGGTATATTTGTTTCGCCGTGAGGATGGCGGCCCGCGCCAACTGGTTCGGTGTCATCCGGGGCAGCGGCACACGCTTGATCGTGGTCGCCCTGGTGCAGCCGACTTTGAGGCTGCGGTCGGTCTTGACGACTTCGCCCTCTCCCTCCCACAAGTGAGCCGTTTCAAGATTGAAACCGGCGTGAATCGGGTTGAGCCATACGGCAAGCAGCGGGTGTGTGTACCAGTGGGTAAACCCTGGGCCGCACAGGCCGCCTTCTCCGCTGGTCTTGTGGGTGACGTTCTCGCCCCACTGGCAGCCGCCGTAGGTTCGATCGTGTTCGTCAGTGAGTTTGTAGAGTTTCATTGCCCTTGCTCCTTGAGTTGAAATCCCCTGTCGGCGTTGACCGGCGGGGAGATGGGGCCACGTCGCGCGCTGCGGCTGGCAGGTCCAGCTTCAGCCGGCGGAGGCGCGAGGCAAGGTCGGCAAGACGTCGGGTGAGGTCTGAATCGTAATAGCGGTTGTTGCGGAGAAGCAGACGGCGGTATTCCATTAGCACATCTACTGTGTCGCCCGTCGTTTGCAGAAGGCGCTGTTGAAGTGTCATCAATTATCCTTTCTAGTCTGGCGATGCACTGAGCATCTATCGGGCGGTCGGTCGAAAACCGCCCCGTGCCGCAACCGGCCGACATGGCCGGTACGATCAGTATACTACAGAGCGGCAATGAGGCAAGGCCATCCGCGCGGAATCGCAAAAAGATCGACGTGCGGTAACGCTTTGAGCCGCATACGGTTACAGCACATCGCCCGCCGTGGGCATCGAAAATCAGCGCAGGCGCCGCTTGCACCGCCGCAGTTCCAGGCGATAATAGCCGCGTAATGGCATTCCAGATCCGAGATCCGAAGCTCGAACGAGTCCTGGACGAGATGGCCGCAGCCCAGCCGGCGCGGACGACGAAGCGCAGCCTCGTGATGGCGATCCTGCGGGTCGCGGCTGACGAGTACAGGCGTACGCGCGATCCGGTGGGCTGGATGGTCCCTCCGAACCGCAAGGCCGCACGCGGCGTCTCAGGGGCTCAGGAGCGATAGGCAATCGCAGGGTGGATGCGATGGCGGACGCACAGGCTCAGAATCGAGGCCCGCGCACGGACGCGCCAGATCCGGCCGACCGCGGAGCCCTTCGGCTGCGGCCCGGACGTTGCGGCGGCTCGGCGCGCGTTGCGTTGAGTACTGGCTTGTCGGCCGGATCTTCTTTAACTGCTGTTTCGTGCTCGGTCGGGTCGCGTCCGCCCGGCCGGGCCTTTCAGCTCCATGAGATTGTCGGCCCGAGTGCAACGGTGCGCTTCGTGGGAAGTGCGCTCCGTGCATCATCTACGGTGCGCTCTGCGGAGCCCACGGCCGGGGTCTTTGGGGCTTTTGCACCGGCGGCGTGTGGGAAACGCGGGAACGGAGAGCCCCACCAAAGGCGACCCAATTACCTTAATGCCATCCGGAGGCGTCAGAGAAACTGGAAGGCTATGGACGACACTCTGGCAGCCGGTTCGAATCCGGCCCGGTGCATTCATGGACGGCGGCGGCGTGGCGCGGTGAACAGTGGTCATGGCGGTTCGATTCCGCAAGCCGCGAGGTATCACGCAGAGATCTCACGCCGGTTCGACTCCGGCCCGCCGTCTTTTTTCAGACATCTACTGGAGATCACCATGACACCGGAAACGAACGCCGAACTCGCTCAGATCCATTTCATCGTCGAGAAGGAACGCGACTGGCAGGCCCCGCTGGCGGAAGCGGAGAAGGCCCTGAAGCGCGGCGCTCTTGACGAAGGCCATGCGTTGTTGCGTGCACATGCGAAGACGATTGACTCGATGTTGACTCGCCTCGGCGATCTGATCGCGACGGAGCAGACGGCGACAACGGCGGCATGACGAATCTTTCTCCTCCGGCGCCTGCCGCGGCTTAACGGCTGCGGCGGCGCTTTCGGGTCCGTCTCGCACTCGACAAGTCGACGCATGTGCAAGGAGGTGTGGGTAGTGGTTCCTTCAGCGCTTCGTGCGGAAGCGATCGTTTGGAAGAGTCCAGGCGCATTCAGGTCTCGCGGTGTGCGAGGCCGGCGCAGATCCAGGCTTGCGAGGCGGACCCGATTTGGTTCTCGGCAGTCAGGGTTGGGCTCGGCGGGGCACGGCGCGGCAAGGCCCGGGCCATCAAGAAGTTCCGTCAGACGTGCGAGCGCGAGACAGACGGCTATACCGCCTACCCGTTGGAGAAGTACAAGCGACCAGATGGAGAAGTCGTCGGCCTCAGGGTGGTCGTGTGGCGATGTGCGACCTGTGGGGCAACTACCACGGACGAAGATGTGCCTGAACGAATCCTCAAAGGAGAAGGCGTTATGCCGAGCCGACCATACTGCTATCGATCAGAGGGTGGAATCAGCGTCCAGGTCTACTTGCCGGAGTTGGACGAGGACTATGACGGCGACCTGACAGACGAGATGCGCGAGCGAGCCATCGGGGCATTCGTCTCCGCACTCCCGCAACGTGTCGAGATCTTCCTCGACGGTCCTAAGAAGCTTCCGTGCGAGGTGCTGATCGAGCCGTGGGATGTGGGCAATGAGCTGGAATGGGAGATCAACGGATGACACGACCGCCGTGGCATGGCAAGGTACAGATGCGACTTGAACCATACGCCGAATACAAGTACTTCGACGCGATGGATGATACGCCCGCGGGGCGAAAGACAAGGCGGCTCAATCTCGTCAATCGCAATAGTGGCGACATCATCGGCACCGTGAGCTGGTATGCCTCATGGCGGCAGTACTGCTTTTTCCCAGAACCGAACACGGTCTGGAGCGACGGGTGCCTTGCTGATGTGCACGATCTGATGGGCAAACTCCGATCAGAACGAGGGCATGGCAATGAATGACGAAGACTATGCCGGGATGCTGGATGAACTTCTGGACATTGACGACGACAGTCTGACCGACTGGGAGGTCGAGTTCATCGAGGACATGGCGCTGGTGAGAGAGCGTGGTGGCCTCTTTACACAGGGGCAGGCCAACAAGTTGCAGCAGATCTACGACGAAAGGCGATGACTGATGCCTGAGTACGACAACGAGATGCAGATGTAAACCGAAATGGCAGACAGATGCCCAAGAGTGAAGCAAAGTACGTAGCGGTTGAACTCACGATGTGTGATGGGTCCACTGGCAGCAGTTCCCGATGCTTCTACTTGGATGAGGGGGAGGATTATGACCGCGACAAAGTGCTGAGGGAGTGGGCCGCTGTTCTCGGCAACGCGCTTGAAGATGCGGGCTGGTTGGAGCGATGGTTCATCGCCAAGTTGCTCAGATCTGTTGCCGAGAGGACTCCGGTGGACGAGTGGAACGCGTTCGGAGGCCATATGAACGATCTGCTTGCTCTGGCAGATCGGATGGATGATTTCTTGGAAGCCAAACAGAAGGAACTGACAGATGCCCAAGAGTGAAGCGAAGTACGTTGTACTGAAGAAGGCCCCAGTCAAGACGGCTGATGGCGGTGAGCATGAGATCATGCTGATGACGGGGCCGTTCGACGACAAGAAGGCTGCCGACAAGTGGCGGAAGGATGAAGGCGAGGTCGGCGTCCATCATGCGACGGCACGGGTTTGGCCGTGGGAGTTCGTTGAGTCTCGTGTAGAGGTCCGGATGGTCAAGCCAGCGGAGCAGGAGGTGTAGCATGGATGACGGTGGACCGGCATTCCCACTCGTCTTCTTCGATGAGGAGGCGATGGTATCGACCCGCGCAGATGGCATGTCTCTCCGCGACTGGTTCGCGGGGCAGGCGCTGGTCGCCGGCCAGAGTCGCTGCGAAAACTGGTGGCCTCAACCCGAGCAAACTGCGGCGCACGCATACAGAGTCGCCGACGCCCTGCTCGCAGAACGGGAGATGCACGATGCCTGATCGCATTTTCACCGTACGCTGCTCAGCCCTCGATCTGCTCTGGCAATGCGCCGAGTCGATCGACCGGCCCGACGGCGCGCTTGTCGTCAGCCCGGCCAACGAGATGGCGGACCTCGGGACGGCGCAACACCGCGCGGCCGAATCGCTCGGCGTTGATTCGGAGCCCGACTTGGCAGACATCGCGTCCCGATTCGGCGTCGATCTCGACGAGCTGTCGATGCTGTGGGCGATGACGCTCCGGCAGTGGAACGGCGGCGAGCAGCATCCAGGCCTGAAGACGTGGTTCGCCGATGGCGATACCGAGTGCCAGGGCGAGCACGTCGTCGAGTGGCCGCATCACAGCTACACGCACTTCCGGCTCCGCGGCAAGCGTGACCGGCGCGCCATCCGTGGCAATCGCGTGTACGGGCTCGATTGGAAAACCGGATATGTCGAGGCCGACCACGAGCACCAAATGCGCGGCTACGGCTTCCTCGACATGCTGGCGTATCCAGAGGCCGAGCAGATCTGGAGCGGGATCGCGTACGTCCGGCTCGGCTTCATCGACGCGAAGATCTACACGCGGAGGCAGCTCGAAGACTGGTTCGCCGATCTGCTCACGCACCTGGCGAACCAGCTCGGCACCTACGCGCCCGGCCCGCACTGCCGGTTCTGCGATCGGCAGCACGATTGCGCCGGCCGCGATCGGTGGATGCAGTCGGCGATCGTCGCGTTCGGCTCGAATCTGCGTGTACCGATCGAGGGGCCGCCGGAGATGATCGGGCCACAGCTTGCCGAACTGCTGAGGACGGCGAAGGCGGTCGGCGGCGCCTGCGATCGTGTCCGCGACGTTGCCCGCGAGTACGCCGACGCGCACGACGGCTTTTTCCCGACCGGCGACGGGCGAGCGTTTGAGCTACGGACGACGAAGCGGCGGTCGATCGATCCCGCCGCGGGCTGGCCGGTGCTCAGTCAGCATCTCACGGATGGCGAGCTGGCCCCGTGCGTCAAGATCAGCAAGGGGGCCGTCGAGAAAGCGATCGGCGCGAAGACTGAACGCGGCGGCAAGGGCAAGGCGATCGAGGCACTGATGGACGAACTCGACGCGGCGGGTGCGCTGCGCGAACAACCGATGACACAACTGCGGGAGGTCAAGGCGGATGTCTAGCCTATGGCGGAAGTTCTGGCGGTGGTTGACCGTATCGGAGATCCGCAGCGACGATCTGTCGCTCAACCCGTTGAGGCTCCGCGAGTCGGTGCGATGGCTGAAAGCGGAACTCGACGACGTGCGGCGGTATCACGAGCTAGATATGCGGAAAGCGGCGGACAAGATCGCGCAACGCAATGCCATCATCGCGATGTTTCTCGAAGCGAGACGCGCTACTGAAGCGGACGATGGTGATTCAGTTCGTGATTGGGATTCGGATGATTTGTTGAAAGCGGAATACGCCGCTATGCGGATGGCGGCACGTGAAGTCACGGAACGATCACCGATACTCGAAAGGTCGGCGCATGACTGAAGAACAGAAACCAATTATCGGCGGCGAGATCATGGTCCGCGGAACGGATCGCGGCGGGCTCGTGCCGAAGACGTTTACCGACATGTGGCGTATGGCGCAGGCGTTCCACGGTAGCGGCCTGCTGCCCGCTGCCTTCAATACGCCAGAGCAGACGTTCGTCGCGCTCGAATACTGCCTGGAGAACGACCTGAAGCCGTTCACCGCGATGCGGTGGCTGATGGTCGTCAACAACAGGATCGCCGAGTGGGGCGACCTCGTCGTCGGCCGCGTGCTCGGCTCCGGGAAGTGCAGGGACTACAAGGTCGCGATCATCGGCGAGGGCGACGATATGGCGGCCGTCGTGCAGTCGCGGCGGAGTGACAGCGACCAGGTCATCGAGACGCGATTCAGCGTTGACGACGCAAAGGCCGCGGGGCTGTGGGGCAAGGCTGGGCCGTGGAAGCAGTACCCGCGTCGGATGCTCGAGTGGCGGGCGAAGCACTGGCACTTCCGCGATTACTACGCCGACGTGCTCCAGGGCGTGCTGATCGCGGAGGAAGTGATCGACTACGACTCGTTTGACGCTTCGGCTGCGAACGGCGCAGAGCCGCCGACTGGCCGTATCGAGACGCGGACGATGGGATTCGGAGGCGACGATGGGAACGGCGACGGACCGAAGGTACGCGAGGGAGGCGATGGCGATGAGGCGGACGCTGCTGGCGAGCCGGCGCCGGCCGTGGCAGAGGTTGACGAACTTCCGCCGTCCATCGCTGAGGGTCCATACCTCGAATCGATCGGCAGCTCGGCCGCTCCTGTTCCGCCAGCTCCCGCGGCGCCGGAGCGGCAGGGGGGCGGATCGGATGACCCTGTCGTCGTCAAGCGGCTCGGGCTGCTGATGACGTACGCGGCCCATGCGAAGGTGCCGCACGCGAAGTGCCGCGGCGCCGTGCTCGCGTGGCTCGGGGCGGACGGGATCGAGGCGGATGACATCGCCGATCAAGCGACGTTCGACGCAGCGATCGAGCGAGCGAAA